GGTCCAGCATAAACAGCTTCTGATTGATAAATTATACGATTTCTTGGCATATTAGTTATTCTCCATTTATTGTTATTACACCGATTTTTTTATTTTTCCTACTTTTTTATTGTCTTGGATATCTATTTTTTACTACCTCAAAATCAACAAAAGCAGAATATACATTTCTATTTAAACTATTTGTGGCATTAAGTAGTCTTGTATCAGTTTTAGTAACATTGACTTCATTAATATATAAATAATCATCAGTATTTGCTTTTCCAGCTACATATTCAGTATAATTAAAACAATGATCAGGAGTTTTAACTGAATTTAAAGAGTTAAATGGCATTTCATCTGGATATATTAATGGTATTAATTCACGGGCGGTATCTCTCATTATACTTGTTACTGCGTCAAGATTAAATACGCTATCTGCCAATATAATTGCTCTTACATTTCCTACTGTTTGATCGTAGCCTCCAAAAGCTAATGGTTTATTTTTACCACCTTGATATTTTAAATATATAACAGGATACGTTTCTGCTCCAATAGGTAATCCAGTTGGATTTTGATAAGTCTTAGGATTAGTTTGGTAAGATGTTTCAAATAATAAACTTTCTTCTGTTTTACTAGTTAAATAAATATTAAAATCTTTTACAGCATAGTTTCCACTTAAAGCTGTGCTAGGATTTGAAACTGGAGATGTAAAATATAATTGACCATTAGATGAATCTATTCCTGTTAAATTATTTTTTCCAGGAAGACTAAATACTCCATTAATATAAACTCCACTTATAATATTTGCGCCAGAAACAGAACAATCTATGACCATTTGTTTAAATGGAGCGCCATATGTATAATATCCATAATACATATTTGGAAGAGGATAAAAAACACTTTGATAATTAGTATAAGCTTGCCCTTTGGTTAAGACTTTATTATCTAACCAAAATAACATGCTTGTCATTAAAGTATTATCAAATTGTGGTATCATTTTATTTTAAATTTTTTATGAATTTAGTATATAGTTCTGTCATATATTTTACTGGTTTATAAGCAGCAACTCTAACTTTATTTTTAGATTGAATTCCTCTACCAGACCTGCTAGTTGGAAAAACTAATCCATAAACATAATAACCAAATCCAGAAATGCCATCTTCTACTCCCTTAACCCAACTTCTACCACGCTCAAATGGAAGAGGTGTTTGAGATTTTATTTCATCTAAAGAAGGAGTAAACACATTAAATTTTAATTGAAAAGTTTTTCTATCAAAAGTTGAATTCTTATCTAAAAATGTATTTTCTTTAATTAATGCAGTAAGATCATCAACTGGTTTATCTTCGCTATCAAACCCAATGAATGCAAAAAGATTTTCTTTTCCATTTAAAGTATTACTAATATTTTCCCCATCTGGGCCACTATCTAATTCTTTGGATACAGGATGATCTTGTATTTCATTTATATATTGATCTAGGTTTTCTTTTAAAATTTCTTGAGCAAAAATGACTGCTTCTTTTTTTAAATTTGCCTCATATGAAGCCGCCACTTCTTCTTTTAATTGTTTAAAATTAATTTTAGTAGCCATATTATTTTGTTTGCTCTAATCCATATACATAATATGTATTGTTTAAATATTTTTTAACAACATCTTCTGTAATAACATTCCAAGTTTTTCCATCAAATTCAATTTTAATTGTTTTGCCATTTGCAATATAATCTCTTGCATCTTGCCTAACCTTTAAAGTAACATCTCCTCTTGCAAAAACTAATTTTAAATCACTATTTACTGCATCTACATCTCTAGAATTATTATAATAAATTCTTCCACTATATGTAGCATTTACTGGTATATAAGTATAATTTACAGGATCTGAACTTGAACCATATCCATACATTGGAGCACTTTGAATTTGTTCTACTATTTTAATTGGCTCTTTATGTACAACAAATGGTCTACAAAAATATGTAAAAAAATCATCATAAGCTTGAGAAAAACTTGCTGCAGTTGTTGAGTCTATAAAGCTCATAATTCATCAACCATTATAATATATTGTTCTAATGTTATATAACGCATCCATTTCGCCTCTATAACTACCTGGAACCGTATCATCTCCTGCGACTTGAAGTGGAGAAGTTGTATTTAGATTATATTTGTATACTGAATCTTTAAGCTCCTTGTATTCTTGTTGTCTAATATTATAGAAATTTTTAAGTACTTCATTTTTATTTAATTTTTGTACGCTACCAATATCATCTTTAATTGAAACATAATCATTAATAGCTAAACTTCCTGTACTTTTAATTTTAACATCAAAAAAGTAAATAGAATACATTTTTTTAAATATGTATTTTTCAGTATCTGTAAGATTTGGAGTAATTTCTAAAGTTGTATTATCTATTGAAAAAGAAGCATTTAATGAATTATTTAAACCACCAATATTTCTTCTTACCCATGCGGCGATAGCTGCTATACTAAAATCATCTGGTTCGCCCATTTCTTCATAAATCTCTTGAGCAATAGAGGTTACGGTATTTATTATCATACCTTAAATTACACTTTAAATTATTTAAATTTTAAAGTAAATATGATAGGATTTCTTCTTTATCGAAAGCTATATCTAATTTATAATTGCATTGATGAGGTATACCAACAAACTCTTTTTCTAATACAATTCCATCTATATTGTGAGTAAATATACTAGCGCTATCTTTAGCCCTTATATTTTGATGTATATTATATCCTAATTTATCTGGAGATGTTCCTATCCAGCATACAACAGAAGGAAGCATTAAGGCTGCACAAGCATGTTGAGCAAATGAATCTATAAATAGCCTTTTTTGACTCAACATTAAAAGAGCAAATATTTCACGCCAATTTGCATTAATTTTTTCAACATTTTCGTAACTTGGCTGATCTTGTCTAGCTATATGATAAATATGATACTTATCTTTTAAACTATTGATTATATCTTGAGCTAAAAATGGAGGAAGATCTCTTGACCAACTATATCCAGACCCTTCTCCACCTCCATTTGTTTGCATAACTAAAATGGGTTTATTTCTGTTATATTTTTTAGCAATATCAAGCATTTCTGCATCATTCAAGAATAATCTAGGATTTTCATTAGTATATTTTAAATTAAACATATTGCACCAAGATTCAACAAGATGTTTATTTTCAACAACGTATTCATTAGCTTGATATACTTCATTACCTAAAAATATTGTATCTTTACCTTTAACAAAATCTTCATAAAAATATTGAGCAGTATTAGACCTATAAACTCTATGAACAAAGGGATTATTTAAAAAAACTTCTGGATATGGACAAATTACAATTAATTTTCTATCTGGATAATTTTTACTTATATTTTCTGCTACTGCGGTGGCAGCAATATGCTTTCCCATTCCACCTTGTAAGAAAAATATCACAGTTTTCACTTATGATATTATAATTCTAATATAGTTAAATTTCAAAACTAAATGAGTAAAGCATTTGGATTCTCAGCTGAATGTTGATTTTCCACTGAATAATGTTCTGTTTGATCACTTATAGGAATTCCATAGCAATTAATTTCTGGATATAATGTAGAAAGATATTCGTCTACTGGACCAATAATTGTTGATTCTGCTAGTCTTTTCGCCATTGAACCAGTTATAACATAAGCTTGTAAAAATAAAGTTGAATATATTCTTTCCACTTCTCTAAAGCATGGATTTATTGTAAAATTAGTCTTTTCTGTTTGTGTATAACGATTATTATATAACCAACCTAATAAAAATATATCAAAATCAAATCCTCGATCTTTATTTTCTAGGTTACTCAATATTTCTGGTAATTTTATTGAAAAAGTAACGTCATCTTCCAATATTAAAGAATAATCATAATTTTGAGCTAATTTCCAAGCTTTTCTATGACTTTGAGCAACGCAAACCTCAGATAAAGACATATTAACTAAATCATTTTCGGCATCATAAGATTTGAGCATCATGAGATGATATTGAGCGCTATTGCAAAAATATTTTTTTTCTATTAAATTTAAAAGATTTCCAGCCTCAACTTTATTTTGATCAACATATTCTTTTCCTTGGTCATCTAAAGATACAAAATCTTTATAATCAATCGCTGATACCCTTTCGAATTGAACCCCATGAAATCCTAATGTTAAATTAGTATGTTCTAATCTATCAGTTTTTCTATCTAAGTTAATAACAAAAGTTTTCATATATTATATTACACTGGTATTTCTATTTCTTGGTTTTTGTTATAACTGCCTATTTTATTTAATTTTTTGACACCTAATTGAGAGGCTAATTGCTGTAAATCTGGCGTATTAGTTGCATCTGTTATAAAATCATAGTCACTATATTTAACTTTTATATTAAATTTAGAAGCGAGTTCGTCTGCTTCATTGTCTGTTTTCCATCTTCCTGAAACTCTTGAACCAGTTGCTATTAGTTTAAAATTTTGATCTGGATTGAGTTTTTTAAGTTCTGAAGCTATTGTAAGATATATATTTTTAGTTTGGTCATCAAATTCTTCGAATTTTGTAATTTTAGGCTTATTATATTTTCTAGATTCTTTGATTGCTTCTAAAGAGTTAACGAAAGCTTGAGCTTCTGGTGATTGATCTTTCATTTCAATCAATTCTCTTAAAGTATAATTTTTACCTATTTCTAACATAAATTAATTCCATAGAAAACTACCAAGATCATAAAAATAAGATATATAACCATTCCAAGATGGATTAATGAAATCAACCATTTCTACCATACTAGGTGTTTGATTAGTAATATCATATGGATAATTAATATAAAGAGTCCAAGGAATATCTCTAGCTTCTACAAAACTTCCATCATACTCCATATATACATAACTATAAATTGTTAATATCATTTTTCTACCAATTGAACTTTTTAAAACCACGCCTCCTGCTCCAGGATAAAATGTAAAATCATTTATTTTATAAATATTTTTAAGATAAGAATTAATTTGATCTATACATCCAACTGGTCCAACTCCATATCCATCATTTCGATAGTATGAATCATTTAAATTGTCATCTTGACCAAAAATATAATTTGAACCATTATTGTTTACAATAACTTTATCATCAACTTTTAAATAATATAAAATAACATATGAATAAAAATAAGCAAGAGCTGGATCATCGCCTCCTGCATAATAATTTATATTATATCCATAGTTAAAGCTATAACCATATGAAGAACGAAATTTTTTTTCTATTCCGTAAGAAGATCTTGTGCCAGCATTAACAGATGGTAGCACTATCATAATGTAGTATTTCCATACATTATATATCCATTATTTCCAGTATGTAAAACAGAAATGGTTGAGTATTGACCTGCCGATTTATATTGATTATTATAACTATTAAATGTTATTCCTATACCACTTCCAGTAATTTGAATTTGTCCAGCGCCAATTTGAATTAATGAAGCGTTAAATCCATTTACTTGACCACTAGTTAAAAATCCAGTAACTGGAGCTGATGGAGAATTTACTAAAATCATTCTTGAGTTGTATCCTGTTGTGATATTAAAATTATTATTTACTGTTAAAATTTGAGGAGTTGCATCAAAAAGAGTATTATTTGCTAGACTAATTCCTTGGATAAAATCAAGAGTTAATGTATATGGTCCAGCTGAACGTTTTATTCTACTAGCTCCATCTCCTATAAGAGTTGCCCCATGATGACCAACTCTATTACATCTACCTCCTAAAATAGCAGAATAATCTGAGCAAATTGCATTATTCGCTCCACCTACTATAGTAGAACTCATAGTAATATTTCCACATTCTGAACTACTTACATTTCCTGTTATATAATTAAAAATTCCTCCTCCTATAAAACTATTTTTTGAACTGTAATCTGTACCACCCCCTAGAGTTCCTATACAATTTGAAGTTCCTCCAACAACAACGCTATATTCACTAAAAGCTCCAATTATTTTATTATATAATCCACCTAATATACTACTACTATAACCTTCATTTTTATTAGCTCCTCCAAAAGTATTAGTATAACTATTAAGACCACTATTGCATAGTCCATGAGCAAAAGAGTAAACATATTGAAGATAATTGCAAGATCCATTAATTAAATTATTAGACGCAGTTGTGCAATTGCAACATCCATTTATAATCGTAGAATAGCATGCGCTTTGCATGCAATTGAATCTTCCATTAAGTATAGTGCTATGCAATGGAGTAATACCTATGCAATTTCCTCTTCCATTACCAATAAAATTAAAATCATATCCACCACCAACAACAGCTGATACACAATTTGAGCATCCACCACCAATAACACCAAAACAACTGGCATTTACAATGTTTCCTGTGCCTCCACCAATAAATGAATTATCTGCATAGCAAGTTATTGTATTGCACATTCCTCCAACAATAGATGAATTATTTGGCGCGTATGTGCTAGATTTACATATAAGATTATTACATCCTCCTCCAATAAAAGCTCCAGCAGTATTTATTACAGAATTATTTTGTCCAAAAATTCCGCTTAATCCCGATATTGCGCCATTGACTAATAATTTTGTGAATCCAGTATTTGGCAAACCTCCAATTCCAACACAACCTCCAGTTATAATAAAATCATTTCTATTAAAAGCTCCCATTACAATTGTATTATCATCAAAAGCTTCTATGATAGGAAGTCCAGCTATATCGTTAACGCTAAAAAGAGATCCAACAAGATTATCTGTTACTGAGAATAAACGACCATTTGTTCCATCTATTGTGAATCTATCTAATCCAGAAGATGTATTTGTATTATAACTCAATAAATTAAGTGCTCCAAAATTATCATAAGTCATCCTAAGACCACTTAAATTAGTATCAAAAACAGCACTCCCAGCTATTCCTGTGTTAAATTCAATTATTCCAGTGTTTGGGTTAATTAATATGTTGGGCATATAGATAGATTACACTTATGTTAATTGGAATCTTCCTTTTAAAGCTTTATAGTTTTGCGAGATTTCTGTTTCGGATAGTACTCTTTTGTAGATTCTTGCTAAATAAATATCTCCTCCAAAATAAGTACCAACATCATAAGCTTGAGCTAGCCAAATTGGATTATCTGGAATAAAACTATTTAAACTATTAGAAGCATTAAATTTTCCATTCACATATATATAACCAGTATTAATACTTAAATCCAAAATCCAAACAACGTGATATATAGTATTTGAAACTGCAGGACCTCCAGCAAAATCATTTGCATATTGGCCAAAATAAAAAGTATTATTTCTCATCCCTAAATGCCACCCCTTACGATCAGTTCCTTGGCTACCAAATACCATACTATTTAATACTGCTGCGTTAGTAGCACTAAAAACTGCTTCTGCTGTGTAACTTGCATTATATATGCCAATATTGTTTGCGTATATGTTTGTTGAGATATACTGATTTGTTCCATTAAAAGTTAGTCTACCTTTATTAATAGAACTATATGTTGGGGTATTGATTAAAGTACCAACATTAGATTTATTAGATAAATCATTTATTATAGTACCTGTACCTATATAACTTTTAATACTAGACAGATCAAAACAAACTACTAATCCATTTTGAACTAAATCTGGTCCACCTGATGCGCTCATAAATTAAACCTTCCTTTTAAAGATTTATAGTTTTGAAGAATTTCAACAGAAGATAAAGCTCTGTTATAAAGACTAGCAAAAGCAAAATTACTTTGATAATATCTACCAGCCGCTGGATCGGCTGCTATTTGTAAACCCCCACCTATACTTGTGCTTGCATGACTATAAGTTCTATTAACAAAATTACCATTAACACAAAATAATGCACTTGTTGAATTAACAGATAGAGCACAATATGACCAAGCATTAAGAGGCACAGGCAAACCAGAATCATAAGGCCAACCATCATCATTCCAATGATATCCTAAATTATTTAGATTTGGAACACAAATATTCATTCCAGTTATATTCCCGCCACCACCTCTGTTGAAAAGTATACCAGCCCCACTATCTCCATTAGTAATTCTATAAAAAAATACCACAAATGTTAATTGTGTGAAAGATGTATTTGGAAAAGTTGAAATTGCATATTGATTAGATCCATTAAATTGCAATATTCCTTTATTATTGCTACTAAAAGTTGGACTATTAACTAATGCTGCATTACTTGTTCTATTAGATAGATCAGCCCATATAGTGCCACTACCAGAATAACTTTTTTTATTAGCAGCATCTAAGCACAATACTAATCCATCAGTAACTATTTTGGGTGAATGATGAAAACTCATATAAAATAAATATTTTTTAATGTACTTAATGCAGATGCTCCAGTATCTGTACATGTTCTAACTACTAAAATTCCCGCTGGACTATTTTTAATATTTTTAGTTCTTATCATTTTAAATTTTCTATAATTAGTTGTATTATATACACCCCAATTATTAGTTGCTCCATCGCATCTATATACATAATCTACTTCATTAGATACTTGAAATTGTGGCAAATTATACGTATACTCTCCAGCGTAAACTCTGTCTTTATTTGAACTATTAAATGGTAATAAATTATTTAAACTTGTAAAACCTGATGGTATGGAAATGAGACTATCAATTGCTGGATCACTTCCTATTGACCAACAACCAAAATTTGCAAGGAAATTAAATTCTATTTCTATACGATCCCATGCAATTTCACTTTTAAATTCTACAGCAAAAGAACTTGTAGGACCACCGCATCCAACTTGATCTGCTCTAAAAGTTAATTCTAATCCGCCATCTTTATCTCCATTAAATAAAATTGTACTACCTGTTACTCCAACTCTATTTAAATCAGCATACTTAACGCGTCTTTTAACTTTTCCATATTGAGTTGCCATATTAAAACTCCACAGTTAATTTTGGAATATCTTTTCTTTCTCCATAGATTGTATAAAAATAGTAATTTCCATTATTACCATTTGTGATTACTCTTGTGTTATTATAATCAACAACATAAATATTAGAGTATACATTAATTGGAGTAAGATTAACTGAAATAGTATTTTCATCAACTAAAGCAGACCAATAATTTGGAAGGTTTATGATGTTTTCATTAGTTTTTCCTCTTAGGAATACTCCATGCTCTGGGCCTTCTAAACTGGCGTATTGAAGTTTTTTATTGTTATCTAAAGGATGATCTATTAAGAATGATTTAGATGTTGCTGCGAAGTGTCCAATTACTGTTGTTATTCCAGAGAAAGTTTTTTGTCCTAATATTGTTTGATTACCAGTTGTGAATACAATATTATTAGATAAAGAATTTATATAACCGCTAAGATTATTGATTTTATTATCTAAAGTTAAACCAGTCGATCCAATTTGACCACTAAAGATAATGTCTTGGGAATTTAGATAACCGCTAAGGGAATTGATTTTATTGTCAAGTCTACTACCAGTATTGAAAGTTTGACCACTAAAGATAATGTCTTGAGAATTAACATATCCGCTTAGAGCGTTAATTTTATTATTTAAAATGCTTCCAGTTAAGGCTAAATCAGTTGAAGTTGCATACCAATTTGGCAATCCAGTTAATACTGGAACTCCACTAACAAAAAGTCCATTTGTAAAATTACCACTTCCATATACTGTAAAAGTATTACCAGAAATAACCAAAAAGTCACCTTGACTAGCATCACCGAATACTGTATTATCTACAAAAGTTTTAATTCCACTAATAATTTGATTTCCAGTAATAAATACAACTTGACCGCTTAATGAATTTATTGCTGATTTAGTTGCGTAGGAGCTAAGATCTACCCCAGTAAGCACAGGATTTCCACTAAGAAGTATTTTTCCATCAACTCTTAAATTTCCACCACTTACATGAAATCTTTCTAAAGGATTAGAGAATCCAGAACCAATTCCAAAATATCCATATCTATTTATAACAGAAACTGTATGATCTAGTACATCTGAACCATTACCTAGAATAAAACTATTAGCAACTCTATATGGATTAGAATTAAGTTGAAATTTTAATGTTGAATCACCAGCAGTATATATTGCATTTGTTGTTCCATATGCAAAATATAAATTACCAGCGCCACCTTCTTGTGTTGGATTAAAACGTAATCCATCTGTTCCTGCTGAATTTTTAGCAACTAAACTATAACCTCCATTAGTTGATCCATCGCCAGTAATAACTATTCCACTATAGAAATTTTTAATTCCATAAATATTTTGATTTCCATAAGTAAGAACTACTGATCCACTAAGCGCGTTGATTTTATTGTCTAGTGTACTGCCAGTATTAAATGTTTGACCACTGAATATGTTATCTTGGGCATTGACATACCCGCTTAACGAATTAATTTTAGAATCTAATATGCTACCCGTATTGAAGATTTGGCCACTAAAAATATTGTCTTGTGAATTAACGTAGCCGCTTAAAGAGTTAATTTTATTATCTAGACTTGATCCAGTAGTGAATAATTGTGCATCAGTTGCGAAATTAGCATCTAGAGATCCTGTATATCCTGTGAATAGACCGCTTAAAGAAACGATGCTGTTGTATAGCGCAGATCCAGTAGCAAAAAGATTTGCCGAGGATGCTGACCAGCCACTTAAAGAATTAATTTTATTGTCTAGTCTGCTGCCCGTGTTAAATGTTTGACCGCTGAATATAATATCCTGAGAATTAACATATCCGCTAAGTGAATTAATTTTGTCGTTTAATACTGAACCAGTAGTAAATAGTTGAGCGTCTGTTGCGAAAGTTGTATCTAAATTTCCAGTATATGTTGTAAATAAACCACTTAGCGAGTTTATTTTATCGTTTAGATTGCTTCCAGTTGATGATATTTGTCCGCTGAATAATGAATCTCTAGAATTCACGTATCCACTTAAAGAATTGATTTTATTATTTAAAATTGAACCAGTAATTGCAACATTTGAATCAAGAGCTAACGTTCCATTAGCGTTTGGTAAATAAACTATTCTATTTTCTGAGGCTGTACCAAAAAGAGTTGTGCGAGTCGAGTCAAATCCAAACTGTATTTGTCCTTGGCCTCTTGTATCTATTGACCCACCATTATTTGATGTGTTGATTGATCCACCGCCATTTGAAGTATTGATTGAACCCCCATCATATTCGTTTGACGCCGATGTGTTTATTGATCCGCCATTATTCCCCCCCGAACTACCAGAAGTGTTAATGTCCCCACCCTCGTTGGATGTATTTATGCTTCCGCCAGCAGAAGTGTTAATGCTTCCGCCATTAAAAGGGTCGCCATTGTTTACTCCAGCAGAAGTATTTATTGAACCTCCAGTGGACTCACCATCACCAGCAGTGTTTATACTGCCACCACTATTTGAAGTATTGATCGAGCCACCAGGACCATAATCTCCTCCTCTTGTATCAATACTACCACCAGCACCACCTTCGGTTGCTGTGGTAAGAATACTTCCTCCACTATGACCGTTTGCGCCTTCTCCTCGTGTATCTATGTTCCCACCAGCACCACCATCAACTGCTGACGTATTAATATATCCACCATCAGCGAAAATCGACGCTGAAGTATTTATTGAACCACCAGCACCGTTTCCTACAGATGATGTATTTATTGATCCTCCAGGATAATCAATACCAGCTGACATATTAAGAGATCCGCCATGTCCACCAGCATCACCTCTAGATGTTATACTTCCACCCATCTCCTCATTGCCACCACCACGAAGATCAATTGTACCACCACCACCGCCAAAAATACCATCTGGTCCTGCTGATAACAATAAAGATCCTCCATTGCCATAAAAACTAGCAGATAAATCAATATTTCCTCCTTGAAAACGACCATAATATTCATTATCAGCAATATGTCCTCTAGATGTAATAGATCCACCATAATTAGATAAATCAATGCTTCCTCCAATCCCCTGTTCACCTCCTCTTAAATCAATACTTGCGCCACTAGAAAAAACTATTGGAGAAGCAAAAGTTTTATTTCCACTTATAGTTTGATCGCCAGTTGTATAAACAACATTTGTTATAGTTTGAGATGTTGGAATTGTTCCAGTTAAAACAGGATTTCCACTTATGTATATTTGATTATATACATTAACAGAAGAGTTGCCAGATATAACTACGTCAATACCAGAAAGAAGTAATTTATCAATATTTGAGACTTTAACTGAGCTAAATATACCAGTTCCAGAAATAGCTACATTATTAACGAAAGTTTTATTTCCAGAAATAATTTGATTCCCAGTTGTATAAACAATTGTGCTTGGTAAAGTTATTGCTGAAGCTTCGCCAATTAATAAAACTCCTGTGCCATTTACAGTAGGCCTAGATCCAAAATTCTTGACTCCGCTAACATTTTGGTCACCAGTATTATAAACTAAATTAGGCGCAATAACCTCATAAGCGAATCTTCCACTATTACTTACTAATGTTTTAGCTTTAAAAATCTGTGCCATTTTTCTTTTTATTCCTTTTGTTGGTTTTTAGGCCAAACTGTCGCTTTTTAAAGCGAACTAAAGAGTAAAAGAATTATTAATTCTATTATTCTAGTGAATATTACACTAGATAAGTTATTGTATAGAAGCAAAAGTATGGATTTTTGCGCCAGCTTCTAAAATATTATCAGAAAGTACGCCTGTATATCCAACTTGATTGATTGATCTTGTTGATAAACTATACATTACATTTCCAGGAACTTCAAGAGTTGCTAAAATTTTTGGTGGAGTTGCTCCGCCAAAAGCTACTGGATAACTAATTTGATATTCATCCAAACCAATAGCTAATGATGTTGTAAATACTTGATTACTAGATTTTGCAACATATGTTCCACTTGCCCAACCGCTATAGTTATTTATTTTAGTATCTAAAGTACTACCAGTTAATGCAATTTGTCCGCTGATTTGAGAATTAACATAACCACTTAAACTATTGATTTTATTGTCTAAAATTAAACCAGTTTGAACGACATTACCACTTAAGGCATTAAATTCTGTTTGAGAAGCATAAGTATTATCTAATGAACCAGTATATCCAGTAAATAAATTATATAAATAACTACCAGTAGTAGCTAAATTATTAGAAACTGTATTAGATAATGCTTGAAAATATCCACTATTACCATTTACTTCTATAGTATTTGTTCTAACATTAAAAGTAAGAGTTGTGCCATCTAAACCAGTAATTGCTAAATTTCCTGCAGCAGCAAAACCAGTAACATTAATACTATTTACGTCAGCATTAGCAACATTAATTAAACCTTGTAAGTAACCACTAATTCCAGTAAGTTCACTATAATAAGCTAAACCACTATTTCCAAAACCAAGTCTTAAGTTTGAACTATTATCCCATGCTGTTCCTTGAACTGGTGTTAAATTATATCCGCTGAGTCTAATATGTTTAAATGCGGTTATCATAGTTTTATTCCTCTCATATTATTACACATTTTTTTTATTTTTTAACTTGAATATTTAAATAGTATCCATTATTTAAAAGATTATCACTAAAGTTTATGTAGAATCCAGCGTTAGTTATTGATCCAACAGTAAAGTAATAAGCCATATCATCTACTATATTTTGAAAAGTACAAACTACTGATTTTGGAGCAGTATTTAATACTGTTGGATATGATATATAATAATTATCAGCTCCAGCAGTAAGATTTGCTTTATAGCCAATTATATTTTCGCCTTCAAAATATCCACTAAGAGGAGATGCATCAATTTTGATTGATTTGTAAGGATTTTTATTTGTATTAGTTAGTATTGAAATTCCTGTGCCAGCAATAAATTCTAAAGTTTCTGTTCCAGTAGGAATTAAGTCTCCTTGTCCACTTACTTTTATTACTTTAAATATATCAGAACTTCCTGATGGTCCCGCTGGACCAATTGGACCTTGAGGACCATCTGCTCCAGGAATAAATACGTTAGCGTTTGTAGGGTAACTCGGAGAAGTTACATCCGTGGTTATCGCATTTGGCAAAATTACATCTACGATTACATCTGCCATAAAATTAAAAAGATGTTACTTCTGGACTTACAATGAACTTTCCTCTAATTAGTTTTATAGAATTACCAGTTGGTACTCCATAAGGAAATCGTTCTATATCATAAACAAAAGTTCCTACTGGAATACTTGCGGTTGTATAAGATTCTACGTTTATATTTACTATCCCAGATGGATAGTAAGACCCATTATTACCAGAAACAATAAATGGATTTAAATTAACTAAAACTTGTTGATCGCCTGTGTATCCATAAGCATATTTTACAACTCCTCTAACACCATATCCACTTAAATTTATTGGATTGTTATTAGAATCTCTTACTCTTAATGAAAGTTGTAAATAGTCTCCTTGAATAGTATTTATATTATATGAAGTGGCCATATAATAAATTACACGTAGGATTTATAATTTAATTAAAAAGAAAAAATAATGAAAGATTATTTTAGAGCTTAAGGCACATTCATTGTGGTGCCATTGACCTTCAGAGTTCCGTATATATCTACTCCATTAGGAGTTATTTTTATACCAACTCCTTTTATACCTTCGCCAGCTGTACCACTAATAAAATTAAATCCTACAAATATTGCATTTGATGATCCTGTAATTTGGTTATTATAACCAAACACATATGAATTTTGATTTGAAACAAGTTGGTTATTTCTACCAACAGAATATGTTCTATAATTATTTATTAAATTACTCGCTTCACCAATTGAGAAAGTATTGTCATTCATGCTTCCTCTAATGCTATTACCTAAGTAAAAATTATAATCTCCACCTTCGCCAGTAATAGCACCATTATTAATAAATTTACCAGTTAAAAATGGATAATTCGTAGCTGCTAATTCAAGTAAAATACTTGAATCAGATGTATTATTTGATCCAATTATATAATTACTATAAGTTCCACTTAAAAAATTAGTATCACCAATAACAGTGTCATAAAGACTATTTGAAAAATTTGTTATACTTCTTCCGAATATTTGATTATAACTTCCTAAAATTGTATTTAAATTTCCGATTAGAATATTTTCAGAATTTGTTTTTAATGTATTGCTTTTTCCAAATACATAATTATAATAACCCCCAAATGAGTTATTAATTTTACCAAAAATTAAATCTCCATTAGAATTTGATAAAGTATTTTCATTACCTATCGCAGTTCCATCAAAAGTAACATTTAAATTATTTCTATTTCCTAAAATTAAATTATCAAAACCTGTTGCAGAAATTGAATTATTATAATTTCCATAAGAACGAACATTATAACTATTTGTGAATTGATTATAATTACCTACTGAAGTTAATTCTACTGCTCCATTTGTTATATTATTATAATCTCCTATTGTATTTATCATATAGGATGCCCAACCAGTAAATACAGAAGGATCTCCTTGCTTGTATTCTTCTACATTATTATTTGCCCATAAAATATTATTTCTACCAAAAGTATTCGATAAACTAATTCCAGAGAGATAATTATATGAACCTATAATAGATGAATAATTTGAATTATCTGCATAATTTGCTTTACCATATATATTAATCAATTTTGATTGATATGTCATATTGAAATTACCCATCGTCATATTTTCTATACCAGAGAGTAGAAAATTTGAACTTCCTATAGTAATTTCTGGACCATCTCCAGTATATCTCATAAAATACGGAGAATCTGTTCTATTCCATTGGCCTATATTAATTCCAGGACCAACACTTGTTATTAATTGTCCTATTAAAATTGGGTAAGCAGTAATCGTATCTGTTTTGAAGAAAGGTATATTTAAACCACTATAAGCAAGCCTTTCGCTAGGATTGTCACTATTTGGATCAACATCATTATAAGATAAATAAATACCACTAGAAAATCTATCTAATTCTGTGAATGAATTTTTTTGGTTATCAAAAACTTGAATATAAGATCTTTTATTTGTCTTCATCTCTTATAAAAGAATTACACTTTTATTTCAAATAAATAAAAGTTTTTGTAAGACTATTTGCCTTCTGATAGTATATTTTTTGCTTCTTTATTTAAATCTACTTTAGTTTCTTTATTTTTAGGTAATTTATAAAGTGAATTAAATTTCTTAAATTCTGATACTAGTCTTTTAGTTAAAGTCTCTCTGCTGTCAACTGGAACTAAACCAATTATTTTTGCATGAGCTTGTAAATCGCTTTTATTCATGTCATTTAAATAATTCAAGTAATCCTCTGGATTAGATGTTTTATACTTAGTAGAACCATCATCTCCCCAAATTTGATCTAGTGTTTTATATTCAATATTTTCTAATTTTCCATGAGTTTGGGAAAGGTCTTCTAGTTTTGTTGATTTCTTAGGCATAAGTGTAAATAATCTCCTTAATATATTATAAATCTAATAGGCTAAATTTCTAATGTTTTACTCAAAAAAAAGACCCAGTAGGGATAAACCTACTGGGCCTTTAATTTTAATCTAATTTAACTTAGATTTTGATTCCAACTACTGTGCGAGCATCGATACAAACGCGACCTTCTTCGAGAGAACCGTAGAAACCAGTTTTCTCATTACGAGCTGCGAATTGATCGTCTGGAAGAACAGTGAATGTTGAACCAGTATCTGAGTTACGAGCGATTGGGCGGATAAAGCCTTCTCTACTCAAATCAAGACCAATGGCGAGTTCGTCAGCATTGGAATTAAAGTTGTAATTACCTTTAAATGCATTGAATAATGCACTGTATTTAGCATTTACGCCTAGTTCAACTAGTTCATGGAGTGTTACTCCATAAAGTTCTTGAGCACCAGCATTACGATAGATTTCTTCACGAGCTGCATCAGGAAGATTTGTAACTTTGGTTTGAAGAGCAATAGTTGCATCACTAGCTGATACTGGATTGTAAGCGAATGCGCGAATATCACCTTTAACTTCTGGACTAATGAATAAATCAGTTAGACCATAGCTATCAGTTGTGGTACCACCAGCATAAGATGTATTAAGTCTTTTTACTAGTGTCATCAATCTGTTTAGATCGTTAAGAGCAAATGATGCAGCTGTATCAGAAGCAATGATGTGACCAGTGCTTATGATTCCGCCAGTTACTCCAGGTGTGCGAGCTTCGGCAAGAGCTTTTAGAATTACTGCCCAAGCATTACGTTCTTGTTTTACGAGAACTTCATTGCTCATTCTTTCTACAGCTTTACTTACTACGTCGATACGACCACGACGGGCGTAACGTTTTAGGAAGCTGACTGCTGCGTCCAAAGAATAAGTAGAGATTTTTAATTCACTAAAACCTTCTACGGCTGAAGAAGGAAGACCACCTGCTACATTTTGACTCCAAACTGTAACATAATCTTGTCCGCCTTGATCAAACCAAAGATCAAGAGGAAGACTGGGATTATCATCTTGATCGTATGGTGCATCACTATAGATTGCACTGGCTGTACCAGCTTGCATTAGAACCTTACTTACAACTGGTCCAATGAAAGCAGCAAAAGCTTCGGAGGCTTCGCGAGCTACGGCGGTATCTCTACTGCCCATAGCCTTTACAAGCTCAACTTGCTCTGGTGTATTTTTTAATTTGATTTTCATTTTTTATAATTCTCCTTAAATTAGAAGTTGAGTTTAACTAAAGCAATACCATTAACTGGTTTACTTAGTAAAGCACCAACTTGTTTGGCACCTGCTGAACAACTTAAGCTTCCAGCGGCAACATAAAGTGGTGCACCAACGTTAGCGGTAGCAGGGAAATCACTAGTACTTCCACTATAGACTAATACGCCTCTAGTTAGTACTGGTACTGCTTGACCACTCACAACTACTCCCTTTTCGGCAGCTTTTCCAGGCTTGAAAATTAGTTTCTCACCATTTTCATCAAGCTCTTGAGTTGCCATTAGGGTAATTCCTAGTGGGGCGCTGTCATTTGCAACTGCTGGTGCTACTTTTGCAGTTACAACGTAGCGATTAGAAACAACATCACTTAATCCTGGAAATCCAAGAGTTCCGCCCAAATCAACTGGGATTTGGCCTAAGAATCCTGTTCCACCACCAAGCGTACTGTCTGCTACTGGTTGGAAACCGTTTCCGGTTACTTTAACTACTGTGCCTGCTGAAGCAATAACGCCATTGGCGTCTTGATCTGCTTGAACGGCAAAGAAGTTGACTACATCGTGTTCGCTGTAATCTCTTAATGGTCTTAATGTATATGCCATAAATTTATTTCTCCTTGTTTATTATTTAATATCAAATCCTTCAAGACCGAAAGCTTTGCTATATTTTTCACGTAGCGAAACTTCAGCGGTTGTTGTAGAATTTGGAATCGAATTCTTCTCAACGTTAGAATTGTCGAGAACTTCATCTACAACTTCGGTTGCAGATTGTTCAGAAGCTTTTACTTCTAAAGATGTTGAAGCTTTAATGATTTTACCATTTTTGTCTTCTTTTGATTCATCGATACCTTTATCTTTGATATCTTCTTTATCCATTTTTGCTTTTTTAGCAGCTTTATTTTTTTCTTTCATAAGAACTGCCATCTTATTTTTATAAGCAGCAAAAGTTTCATCATTTAAATCTTTGATATCAGTTGCGAGAACTTGACGATCTTCATCAGAAAGGTCAAATTCTTCATCAAAAGCAGCCATTCTTAAATTGAAGGCTTCTTCTTGAGCTTTAGCAACTTTTTCTTCTTCAAGTTTAGCAAGAGAAGCTTTTAGTTTTTCTAGTTCTTCTTTTACTTTTTCACTTTCAGTAGATAGTGCATTATATTTTTCTTGAGTAGCTTTGATAGCGTTATCTTTTTCATTCTTTTCAGCTGTGAAAGCTTCGGAGGCTTTTTTAAGTTCCTCTTGAATGAAATCGGAAATGCTAGAAGCAGTTACTTGCTTCAAAAGCTCATCGGTTATTTGATTGATATTTTCTATTTTCATAATTATTCTGTTTATAACTCCTTCTTCATTTACAGTATTTTCTTCGTGTTGTGAAATATTATTTTCACAATTAATATCAGAAGAATCTGACATTTGATCATTTTCTTCTGGTTTAGAAATTTCAACTTCTAAACTTTGTTCATCTTTGGTAGCTACTCCTTGTACGTCGGCAGCTGGATGAGCTGTTAATCCTATGCCTAATGGAATAACGTTTCCTAATACTTGGCGATAAATAGATGTATTTTTATCTATTCTACCAGAACCACCAAAAGCTTTTAAATTTTTCTTTAATTTATCTTTTTGCTTGTCATCAGATACGAATTTAGCATCTTCTAGATTTTTATTATTATCATTAAGAAGAACTAGATCATATTCATTAAATCCAAGCTCCCAACTAGCACTTACATTCATATAATTTTCACTAGAAGGATCATTGCTTTCTTCTATAAGATTAGATAATTGAGGATTAATAATTTTCCAGATTACTCCGCCTAGAGTAATATAAAATGGTTCTTTCATATCTTTGACTTGGTCTTCAGAGAGAACTTCATTTGTGCCAAATTTACTAAAACTAGCTGTTAATATACAACCAACAACTTTTGTTCTATCGTGTTCGACATTAATTGGTTTATTTATAAAATCTTTAAGCATTTCGGCTGCTGTTAATGAATTTACTACATCGCCATTTTTATTAACTCTATTAACTACGCAAGCATCAAAAGCTATAGGAAGAAGGTCTACATTTTTTTCTGTATTGATTTCTGGCAAAAACTTCTTTAAACTATCAATAGATGCAAGAGAAAGATATTTATCTTTTTCTTCGCTAACTACTGGTTTAATTTGAAGATTTGCGAATGTTGTTGTGTATTGAAAATTCATAGTTTATATTAAAATCCATATATAGTTACACCATCTTCTTCATCTTCTAGATATAATTCATCTGCTGAAATAAAATCGAAATCATTAAGATTATATTGTTCAATATCTAAATCTGCTTGATTAAAATCTTCATCAGAAGGTTCTAAATGAGCTTCAATTATGTAATCATTTGTTGAAGCGCGAGCAATATCGCTATCAGCTTTGCGGTAAGAATCTTTTACTGATTTTCCACTTACCATTCTTAAAAATGTATTAACTCTAGCCATAGCCCATTGACCACGAGTTTTTCCAGGTCTATGGGAAGATGAAAATGCTCCTGCTCCACGACGATATACTTTTTTAAGTTGTCCTAATGTTACTTTTTTCTTGTTTTTGCTATTATGTTCTTTAACTTTATTTTTAAGAGCTTCTATTATTTTTTTAGAAAATTCAATTGCTTTATCGCTTTTAGTTCCTGCGCTTCCAGGTTTATTGCGAGCTGATCCTTTTCTTTTTTCTGAAGGTTTAGCTGGAGTTTGAGCGGAAGATTTTGGTCCTTTTCTTTTGGCGTTCAATTCAAAGCCATATTGTTCAGAATTGTAATTCATATTCTTATATATAATATACACAAAAAGGGCATATATTTTTAATTAATTTTAATTATTTAATGAATTTTCTATTAAATTTGCTTCTGCATCTCGTCTTCTGCTCATTCCTTTTTCAATACTGCCACCAATCCATATTCTTTTCATATTTCTTATTTGATTAGCTATAAAAGATAAAGCTTTTTGATCAAAAGTAGTTGTTATTGCCATTCCATCTCTTATTAATTTCATTTCTCGGCGGCGATCACCTTCTAATGCATTTCCTCTATTAAATACAAGGCTAACTAAACCACCTTTTGCATCTTCTGGAAGATTATTGAAGTTAGGAAAAGTTTCTTTTGTTAAATTCCAAAACTTTGTTACTGTTTTATTATTAAAAACTTTTAATGCAAGATCCCAAGGAATATTAATATCTTTTAATCCTCTAACAAGATTTTTTGCGTTATATCCCTTGATGCCAACTACTTTATATAATCTATCAAAAATTTCTTTAGGAAGATCTTTCCAGTCTTCACTAAATTCAGCTTTATTAACATAACCCAAATCGTAACCTACCCCAATTGTAACTCCGCTTTGACCTTCTGGCCAAGTTGGATTTTTTAAAAATTTATTATAATAGTTTTCTCCACCACCAACTTCAAACTCTAATATAAGATCTAAGGATTTTTTTGAGAGCATTTTATTATTTTACCATTCAGCCATAGAAACTCTTATCCAATGATTAGTTCCAGCACCATAATAAATGAAACCACCATCTGAAGCTAATTGTCCACTTGAGCCTGGAGATGATACGGCAGTAGGATAATATGAACTATAATCATATAAATTTAAAAGTCCACCTACTGGTGTTGGTTCAATAATTGGTGGAAAAAAAGTAGATAAATATCCTAATCCTTCTTTTTCTTTAGAAATCAAAAGTTGATTTGATTTAGCTTGATTATAAGAAAAAGAAATTTCGCCCATTTTATTCCCATTCAGCTAGAGCTGTTCTAACCCATAAATTAGTAGCTTTGCAAAAATAAAGATATTGACTATCTGCAGTAATTTGTCCTGCTGTTCCTGGAGATGTAGAAGTTGCTGGAACATAAGATGTATCCATCACAAATCCATTACCATATCCAGGCCCAGCATTTGTAACATAATCAGCTAAAGAAGCTATGAAATCTGCTGGAAAATTTTCTGTTTTCATTGTATAGTAAATTACACGATTTTTAACTAAAATAAAGATAAGGATTATAAAAGAATATCCCGCCAAGGCATATAATTTAATTATTTATCTTATCTATGGTCTTGTCTATGATATTATCTTGAGGTACTTTTTCTTTTAACCAAGAGTTTAAAACTCCAAAATAAACAAGATGTTCACTATCAATAACATATAATTCATTATTAAAATTATCTTTGTAAGGTTTAATGCCAGAATCAGTTTTTAGTTCTATTGCTTTTTCTTTTTTAAATTTAATCTTATACATTTCAATAAGATTATTATATCTATCTCTAGCCTGTTTTGTAATTAATGCATCATCTCCAATAAAAGAAATCAACCCGCCATTGTCTTTATCATATTGTTTTGGAGTGGTCGCATCATAAGATGATTTATCATCTTGTATTTTATTTGGCGTTACAGTCGCACAACCAATAATAAGAATATTAAGAACTAATACGCTTGCGAATTTCTTCAAGGTTTTTCTCCTTAACTTCTTTTTCTATTTGACTTTGATAGTTTACTTCTTTTTGTGCCTCTTGACGCTCTTTCATTTCTTTTGTATTTTTTGCACCAAATACATTATTAATCGCAGAGAATATTCCAGATACTGCCGAGAGTAATGCTTGGAGTATTCCAGTTGGCATAATTATTCTACGTAACTTGCTGTTGCATCTTTACATCCAGATGCAATTGCGTTAAGCACCTTTATAGCTAGAGCTGTATTACCATCTAATGTTGCGAATTGTTGAGCATAAATATCTTTGATAACACTAACATAATTTACCCAGTGAGTTTTTTCTTCTGGAAGATAATCAGTTAGAGCTTTTTGTAATTCTGCTGGGGTTGGAGCATTTCCAGTTGTTAGTCCTTCAACGATACTTGCTACATGGTTAATCATTTTAGCTTTTTCTATACGATCACTTGGAGAAAGAGCTTGATCAAGAACTACTGTGCAAGCTAATACAACTGCTGGTTTTACATAAGGAAGTGCATTTGAAACACTTGTTGCTGGATCAACTTTGCCAGTTGGTGTTGTGGCGCAAGCACCAAGAAATACGCTCAAAAGAGCAACTAATACTAATTCTATTTTATTCATATATTTTCTCCATTTGTTCTATCTTTTGCTTCGGTTGTTTGAGCTACTGTTCCACCAGTAACTGCTGCATCTTTTACTGTTAGTGCAAAAACTATTCCAGAAACAACTGCAATTAATTTTGAAATTCCAAGAATATAAACTTCTGCTTGATCTGGAAGAAAAGCTACTAAACTTGGATCAGAATGAATTGCTATTGCAGTGCAAACTGCTACGACTGTTGCTATTCCAGAACTACTAGAACGCCAATTAGCGCCAAATATTTTAGATAACATAGTTTTCATAAGATATTACACTATATTATAATAGGCTATATATTTATTATCCAATAATTAATTGAAATAAAATTTTATAATATATATAATTATTATTAATGATAAAATATATATCTAAATGTAGATGTTGCAATCATAAAGATTTAAAAACAATAATAGATTTAAATAAACAGCCTATTCAAGGATCATTTATTTATCCAAATAAAATAGAGCCTCCAAAAGTTGAAATCGATTCAATTATTAAATTATGTAATCCTAAAACTGGTGGATGTGGATTAGTACAAAATTTAGTAACAGTTGATCCTAATATATTATATTCTAATTATGGATATAGAAGCTCTGTATCTGATACCATGAAAAAACATTTAAATGAAATTGTAAATAATATTATAAATTTTTTAAAAGAAAATAATATTGAACCTACTAGAATTTTAGATATTGGAGCAAATGATCTTTATTTATTGCAACAATATCAATCAAATATTGAAAAAATTGGTATTGATCCAAGTGATATTATTAATGAAAATAAAATTAATGATATTAAAACTATAAATGATTTTTATCCTAGTATTAAAATAAATGGAAAATTTGATATAATTTCTTCTATAGCTTGTTTTTACGATATTGATGATCCTGTAAATTTTTGTAAACATATAGAAAATAACTTAAAAGATAATGGAATATGGATCTGCGAGTTTGCATATTTAAGTTCTGTTATTAATAATTTAGCCTACGATGGCATGGTTCATGAACATTTATGCTTGTACTCAATTGTAACTTTTGAAAATATCTTAAAAAAGACTGGATTAAAAATTCTTAAAATTGAAGAAAATAATACAAACAATGGATCACTTCAAGTATGGGTTATAAAAGAAAACAATAGTTATTATCAAAATGAAAACTTTAAAAAAGATATTTTAAATTTAAAAATAAAAGAACTTAAAAAAAAATTAGATGATGTTAAAATATATGAAAGTTTTATGACAAAAATCAATAATCATAAATATCAATTACTTGAATTATTAAAAGAATTTAAATCTCAAAATAAAAAAATACACATATATGGAATGTCTACTAAATTAAATACTATTTTATCGTATTGTAATATCGGTCCAGAATTAATTGATTATGCAGCTGAAAGAAGCAAAGAAAAAATTGGAGCGAAAACTATAAGTGGAATACCAATAATTAGTGAAAAAGATAGTAGAGAGATAGCTGATATATATTTAGTTGGACCATATCATTTTAAAAATGAAATATTAATTAGAGAAAAAGAAAGTATTCAAAAAGGAATTAAATTTATCTTTCCATTACCAGAGATAACTATTATTTAAAATATTAATACTTTATTTTGATTATTTAAATTACCATACAAAACATTACCACTAGCAAAAATTCCTCTTCTTCCAAAATCTGGATCAAGATCAAAATTAAAACTTAAAGTCGCGGTTTTATTGCTTCCTATTGAAGAATCATAATTAATATTTGTAAAATTACATCCACTAAAAGTTAATTTTGTATCATAAGTTCCAGCTATCGTTTTATTAAAATTAATAACAATATTATAGGATTCATCTCTATTTAATGTATCAAAAAATGAACCAGCAAGATCTTCTTTAACAATAAAACTTGTATTTAACTTACCATTTACTGGAAATTCTATTTTTCTTAATAAAGGAAATTTATAATTAATTGCTTTATAAGATTTTCTGTTAAAAGATAATGTATAATCTAAACTTTGAATTGTATCAGTATAAAATAATACTCCAGTAGTGTTATTCGTATAAAAACTAACATTTGCATTAGTTGGTAAAAGAATATTTTGTCCACTTATTACACTTTGATTATAATTTAAAGATTTTGGAATAATAATTGTATCATTTTGAATTTGATTTAATCCAGATTTTAAATCTAAAATTGAGTATTTAACTCCAGAACCGCTAGTGTAAAAAACAATATTATCTGCAACATAACTTTGATTTACTACTGGAATATTTCCCAATGAAACATTAAATGAATATTCATTTAAATAGGCATTTTGAAAATGTAGTAATCCACAGTTTTGACTATTTGAATTTATTACTTGAGCAGCATTAGTTGGATTTATTAAAGAATTTGTTAAAGTTGCATTTTCAGAAAATAAATCATTATCATTTTTATTGATTGCAAGATAGAAATCTCTACGATTTAATAATGAATTATTGGTGCATAATCCAGAGAACATTGGAGCATTAAATCCAGATAAATTATTAACATCAAAATTTAATCTATTTTCATTAGTAACTCCATCTGGAATATAAGAAAAATTAAAAGTAACTTCTGGAGGTCCACCTACTCCTTGAAAAATACTTTGTTTTTGTCCAAAACCTTGAGCATCTAATCTTGGTTGTTGAATTGAGTAGTTAAAATTTTGTATTTTCTCTAATCTTTTAAGAATAATATTATTAGCTAAATAATAATCTGATGCAGCGTTTTGCTCTCCGCTATATGGAGCAACATATAAACCTTCTACATTATAGATTATTCTATTTCTAGCCATTATCCTTAATCCTTAGAAAGGATTACACTTTTATTTTTATTAAGCTTTACCAAATGGACATTGCTGTTCTCGTCCAATTTGTTCCATTGTGTCTATAATGGTAATTAGCATCATATGCAATTTGACCACTATACCCATTGCTTGTATAAACCAATGGTACACAGTCAGATCTTAAAAGTATTCCAGATGCAAAATCCAAAGAAAGCGTATGATTTCCTGCTGAAGTTTTAGTTCTAAAAGTATAATCTCCTATTAATACTGCTCCAAGATGAGATACATTATTATTTATACCACCTACAATAGATGCACAATTATTTATTATAGTATTACAATTTCCACCTATAATTGATGAACAACAAGTTACAATTGCTCTATTGCAAATACCGCCAAGAATTATATTTTGTCCTCCAGAAATATAATTATAAGATCCTCCAAGTATAACATTAACTGAATCACTATCTCTTTGAAAAGTTTCACTACTTATAGCACTATTATTTAATCCTCCAAGAATTACGCTCCCAGGAACTCCAGAAGAAAGATTATTTGATCCACCCCCAATAAATTGATTACTAAATTGTATTCCATATATAGAGTTACAGCTTCCTCCTACTAAAGTATCAACGGAACTAGGATATCTTGACAAATTAAATCTACTTTTAATTCCAGTTATTAAATTACAACATCCACCAACTAGCACAGAATTACAACTTTTATCAATTGAATTATTTTTTCCACCTAATATTGCAGAATGGCAAGAATTTTTTATTAAAATATTTTCTCCAGCACCAATAAAATTAAATTGTCCACTTAAATTACCGTCAATAGGAAACGTTCCTCCATTATAATATGTTACCCTTTCTCTTTCTGAAATAATTTTATTATTTAAACCTCCCCCAATAATTGAAAAAATTGAATCAATACAATTATTTTTTCCAGCAATTATTCCATTATATCCAGGACCATTGCATATAATACGGAAATTTATATTACTAAATACGGTCTGAGTATCTGGATATTCACCTGTTATTGTTCCTGGATATTGAATATTATATGGATAACCTGCTTGCATAATAGCGCAAGTTGTTCCTTTTATAGTATTATTATGTCCACCAACTATTACTGATTTTGGACTATATACAGAATTATTTGTTCCACCGCCAATAAAACTTCTTGAACCATGAATAAAGCAACTAGGGAATGGACCATCGCCAAAATAAAGAGCACATGTAGAACCAGTTATTAAATTATTTTGTCCAGCTCCTATAAAAGAAGCTCCAGCATTATTACTAACATTACATGCTCCTCCAGCAATTACAGCAGATACATTATAATCAAAAAAACCTAGGAATTTTCCAGAGCCATCAACGCTTATATTACTTACATCTATTAGATTGGAGCATGATCCTCCTAAAATTGTATTACCGCAACCATCTGTTTGAAATACAAGATTAGCAACTGGATCAAGAACTCCATTAGCATTAACTTCGTATGTTTGAACTGATTTTAAACTCATAACGGAAACTCCTGTATCATTAATCTTTTCCAAGTATACAAGTTATTTGGTTGATCTACTTCTGTGCATATGTAAATATGAGGACTAGAAAATATCATCTGACCTGTTACACCAACTGGGCTAGAAACAGGATTTGAAGAGCTAGGTATATTAAATGAATTATTTTTAGATAAAACTAAACCATCATTAAAAGTTTTTAAATTTTCTACATTTTGATCTCCAGTAATTCTAATATACCTAAGATCTAATTGTCCAGAATTAGTCAGTTGAGTAGTAAATACTTGTAATCCATTAAATGTACGCATTTAATAAAATTACACAAAATTAATTAAATTTACTGTGATATAATATACTAGCCAAATATCCAGTTACTTGATGTTCTGCTGCTATTTCTTGTATTTCATTGATATTTTCTTGATTTTTATCAAATGGTTTTTCAATATACTCTTCAATTTTAGATACCCAATTTGTTGGATTTTCATTAGCTATAATAATTTCGGATATCTTTTCAGCGTCTTCTTTTTGCTGATTACTCAATTTTTTAACATTAAACTTCTTTCTAACTGCAGATTTTACTTCTTCTTCTAGAGTTTGAATAGCTAGAATATTCTCTTTAATTTTTGTTATTGAAAAATTAGCTTTAGTTTGAGTTGGTTTTTTACCAATTGGACTTACATTTTTTGTGCTTTGAGGTATTCCAGTTGTACCAGCTGGTCTTCCTGCTTGAGGAGTTGATCCGCCAATAAGCGGTTGATAAAGACCTTCGTTTCTTAATTCTTTAAATTTCCTTTGAGATTCTAGAGATTCTTCTTGGGTTGGTAATCTTCCAGTTTCAATTGCAGCTAATCCTTCTTCTGCGGTTAATACTCCTAATTCAACTAGCCTATTATAAATTCTAGAATATTGAACATCATCTTTGATGTCTATATCTTGGAAGGTTGGAGTTGGAAAATTCTTAAAGCCAATATCTTTACTCATTCTTCTAATTTCTGGAATTAAGAATTCATTGATGAATACTTCTCTAGCTTGCTTTAATCTTTGAACAAACACTTGAACCTTGATGCTTGTATTTGCAAATTTTTCATTACCAATAAGAATATTATTCAATCCAATTTGAATATCACGATCTACTACTTCATACTTTTGAGGCCCAATAAGATTTCCAATATCTGGAATTACAAATTCTGCTTTAGTTGTATAATCTGCAATAAGAACTCTACCAACGCTTTGGTTCTCAAATAATTGTTGCATAGCTTGAAGATTTTTTTGATTAACTCCACCTTTTTCTGGATCAGTTCCCATTGTTACAAGAAGAACTGCTTGTTGCATTGTTCTTGTTACTGCCATATCCATCTTCTTCATTTCAAGTTTCCAATTGATATCATCAAGAACTGGAAAACCCATTGGAATAGAAAGTGGCTCGTAATCTTGCTTCTTGTAAAATACTGCTGCGAGTTTAGTCTTATCTAATGGAACAAGAATATAAGAATTATTTTTATTTTTAACTTTATCTTTAGCATCTTGTGGAAGATTATTGTAAACTTCAATATCCTCATCTGTTTTGGGATCTCGTAATCTTTCTAATTCGTAATCACTTAATAATTTGTAATATGTATTAAAAGAATAATTAACTGTACCACCAACATAAATATCTGCTGGATTAATAATAGTATATCTTGCTGGAAGTTTAACTGATCCATCTTCAGCAATTGATTTTAATTTAGAACCAAAAGTTTGTGTTATTTTTAATAGTTGCTCATTAGTTAAAGAAGTATCAAATCTGTAAGTGAATACATTTCCACTTCTATAATATTCTCTAAAAAATTGATCTTGGAAACTTGCTAAATTAATTTTCTTAAAATATGCTTCAAAAAATTCTCTTGATTTTTGACTTCCGCCAGTTAAATAAATTGGACTATCAGAAAATTCTGTCATTAAATCGATTGTGTTTCTAAAAATAGCTACATTATAATAAGCCTTTTGGCATAAAATAATAGCATCTCTAACATCTAAAGTTGAAAGATTTTTTACATAAGTAGAATACCTAAAAGGAATTAAGCCTGTATCAATATTAGTAAATCTATTAGTTCTTTCTATAGTAGACGCAGCATTTCTTCTTGTTGGCGTTGTATTGGCTCTAATTTCAGATATTTTAGCTCTTTTAGCGCTAGAAGAATCAGATCCATATACCATTAATGGCGTAGTATCTTCTTTTGGTATTACTATAGATGCCTTGACTTCTTGAATTTTATTTTTTTTACTCATTTATTTGAAAATATTACACTTATTTTATCATTATTGGGGTGAAAGTCTGAGATATTTCTTCTTTTGGTGCGTTTATTATATCATTATAACACTTTAAACCCCAATTTACTAATAAAAGTGCAGAATAATTATCTTTTCTTGCTTTATTAGCTGAAGAACTTCTTTTGAGATGTTGAGGTAAATCAAATGATTGTGTACCTCTAGCGGTAGATGAATGCTCTACTAGAGTACATTGTTTTTTAGTTTGATAGATAAAATCATCTTGATTTTCAATAAAGTCTAGAGTAGACCAATCTTTCTTTTCTTCTGTTTTCATTAAATCTATTGGTATATTTTGATTAAACTGAGATTCAAAAAAGCTATCATTTGCACAAGTTTTACTAGCGAACCATATTTTTTTATAATCAATAGATGCTTGTAAATGTTCGTTAGCTTTACGAATAAAGTTACTTGTAAAAACTTGGTTAAAAGCTATTTTCTTTGATTCTAAATTATAACTATTTCTAGTTTTACGAATTTCTTGATCATAGTCAGCACCTTCTAAATCAGAGTTAAATTCAAAAGTATTGATTATTAAATTATTACTTTTAAATAATTCAGATTGATTACAAGCAGAAAGAAATACGTCTGCTCCAGCATTATCCAAAATCATAAATACAATATTAAAATTCGTCATTATATAATATAAATAATTAACATGATTTTTTAAATTTCCTAATCCTGCGTAAGTATGTACTAATGTACCAGTTTTAGTTTCATCATCAATCTCCATTACTGCCATAGCAAAATAATCTGCATTAGGACTATCACTCATATTAGGATCAATCCCAAGAATATATTTTTTTCCAGGAGTTCCTTTCATTAAAGTATGAGGACTTTGACCATTTGGAATAGTACATTCTTCCATTTTTTTTGCGCTAAAATAACTATCGCTACCATCAATAAATCTTGCGCAATATTCTCTTAAGAAACTGCTATGACTTGATCCACCGTTTTGAGCCTCTTCAATAATCGTTTTATCTATCATCTCTAATGGTAGCGCCTCATAACTTAATTGAGATACAAAATAAGAAGCCTCTGTATTTTCATTTGATTGAATTTTTTCTACCCATTCATTATATGTCTTATAAAGATTTTCAAATGTATAGCTTGCAGAGGAAAGAGCTATCATTTTACTATTATTCTCAAAAACCATTCTGTCTTCTTCTTTCATTACTCCTTCTCTAATTAAAGCGTCTTCCATTTCTCTAATCTCCATTCGTTCTTTCATATTTTGTGGGGCAACTAAGAATGGCATCAAAACAGTTTTAACAATATCTTCAGATAACAAAAGAAACTCATCAAGCACTAATACATTAGCGCGAAATCCTCGAATCTTTTCTCCACTTAAAGGAATCGCTACAATACTTCCACCATTAATCGACCATTCATATTGATCATTTCTTTTACTTTTTGCACCAAAAGCTTGTTGAAGAAGTTCTGCTCCTTTACTATTTACAATTTTTTCTAGATTATTAAAAATGAATCTAGCTGTTCTAAATGTCGGTCCTGCAATTAGAATTTTAGTATTAGGTTCAAAAACACATTGAAGAAAACAAAATACGCTTGCAATAAAGCTCTTACCGCAGCCTCGACCAAATACGCACATACTAAAGTTTCTATTTAATAAACCCTTAAGATGAATTTCTTGGTATGGCGCTAATTTAATTCCACTTATAAGTTCAGTTGTAAATCCTAGATTAGCTCTTAAAAATTTAGCAAGAGAAATTTTAGCATCTTTATCATTAAGGATACCCTTGAGTTCCATTAACTCTTTGTTAATATCTGGATAATCTTTTTTATATTTATCTGGAGAGTATATCATAATAGTTTTAGATCATAGGCCAATTGAAGATCTATTTGTTTATAAAAGCAATTTGATGTAAAAATAGATTCAATTACTCTTGTCATCTCTCCTCTTCCGTCTACAAATAAAAATTGTAGGTTATCATAGTTTTGCAATAATTCTCTGACATTATGAAATATATATTCTGGAGTTGCTTTGATCTTTTTGCTAATATGAGGAAGATATTGAAAGCTAAGTGCATTAGATAGTTTTTCCTCAACTATAACAATTAAATATGCTCCATTTTTCTTTGCTCTATCTATTTCATTCTTGAATCTATCAAAATTTTTAACGCTCAATGTGCTAATAAAATCACTTAAGCTTTTTCTTTCTATAAAACATTTGCAATTATCATTACTACAAGAATAATCGCCAAATGGTAGAGTCTTTATTTCAAACTTTGTATCGAATTTCAACCAGCTTTGCTCTCTAGTATCAACATATATAATTGATTTCTTATTTAATTTATTTTTAAATTGATCTACTATATTATTTGGGTGAATAAATCTATTCTCGAATCCTAAACTTGAGCAGACATCATAATAATCATTAAATATCTTATTATAAAAAACAATAGATGGCGCCATGATTGTTCTTAACTCTACTTGACAAGGAGTATAAGTTAAATTTTTATCATCTTTTCTTTTAGATAATAGTTGCTTACAATATTCTTGAGCTTTTTCGATTGGCTGTTGCTTGAGCCATTTTTTCATATTATTTTTATCGTTAAAATCGCTAGTTAAATATTGCTCCTTGGTTTTAAAATTAATCAGGTCATTTGTTAATAAATCTCGTCTTTCAAAGTATGTTTGGTAATATTTAACTTTATTCAAACCATAACCTTTGAGCGACATGTGCAATGCCTTTTCACTTGGAAACTCTTTTCCATCTACTTTACATGTAACTGACATAAATTTATCCGTTTAAAATATCGTCCTCTGATATTCCAAGTATCCTAGCTTTTAATTCTTCCATTGAACCAAGTCGTTCGATTTCTTTTTTAATACTATTTTTTCTAAGTTCTGCTATTTTTAATAGTTTTTGCCTTGACTCTTCTTGCTTCCACATTTCGACAAGATTTAAGATGCTAGCGTTTTCTTTAACTTGTTTACTAAGTCTTTCGCTTCTTTTAACTTTAAGATCTTGTAATAATTTTTGTTGACGATTAACGCAGTCATTGTACTCTTTTCTTGCTGTGCTACTAGCTTCTACTACTGCCATTGGAATTTTACCATCTTCTTGAGTCGCTATATCTATTTGATCTTGTAATGCTGTAATTGTTTGTTGAATGCTAGATGATATTACTACTTCTGTAGCTAATACAATATATTGATCTACTTCTTCTTGAGTTAAATCACTTTTATCATAAGTATATCTAACGAAACTACTTTCAAAAAGATCTCTATCATTTTCATCGCTATAAAGATTAATTTGATGAGTAAATCTATAAGTATTCATATAACCAATCAAAGAATTTATTTCTTTTTTTTGTCTTGGAGTAATCTTTTCTTTGTCAATTCCATCTAATATATATTTATTAATCTTGACTATCATTCTCTCTTCACTTCGTGGAGCTTTGTAAACTTCTGTAGCAGCATTTTGATTTACATCATTAAGATATTTAATATTACTAGGTATAGTTTTCATATAATCAAGAACGCTTCTAGTTTCTTGGCAAAGATTTGTTAATGATTCGTTTTTAAATAAAATTTTAGCTATTTCGATTCCTGTCATTGTGGCGCAATTATTGCTAATGTATTCTTTTTGATCTTCTGTTAATTCTATAAGACCTTTCGCTTGATATTCGTGACTTTTTCGTGGTTTAATCTGTCTTGCTGCGAGGAATTGTTTAACAGCTTTCCCCTCTTTACTTCTGCCATCAAGATCATCTCTACCAAAAGCTAATTTAACTAATTCAATTAACGAAGGTGGATTATCTACTCGATTATTCCATTCATTTAATAGATTTAATTGTTGTTCTTCTGTAAGGTCTGGTAAATTTTCACTCATATTAATGAATATCTATATCTCCATTGTATAAGTACTTCTTAACTTTTATCATAATAGATTTTTTAAGATTTTTGACTTGCTTGTATCCAATTTTTCTATTCTTTTCTGTTGTCTTGTATCCCATTGATTTTGCAGATTCTTCTTCAGATTTATGTTGAATATAATATAAATCATAAAATTTCCACTCAATAGGTTTTAGAACTTGTTGCATTTTAGCGTGAATATTTTTCGCTGTTTTTTCTATATCTATTTCATCTTCAATGATATTATGAACTTCTTGAGTATGATTTTCTAAAGCAACTGGAAGCTTAATGTTATGAGCTGATTTTTTACTTTTTTCCCATTTTGCGTAAAGTGGACATTTACTACATTGAGAAGCATATATACTACATCCATCTTCTTGCTCTGCAGCTGCACATTTTAAACAAGGTCTTGAATAATTTCCGTAATTATTTCTTATAAGATTTTTAATTTGATTGCTAACAATTCTGTTTATCCAAGGGGCTAATGGCTTCTTCGGATCATATAAATTCCATTTTTTATATATATGTATTCTTAAAATTTGAGAAACATCACTAAAATCCATCCAAGCTAAACTAGTTAAATTCCACTTATGCTTTCTTTTACTAATTTCTTGATTTATCTCCGAAATTTTACTTTCGAAACTTGCTTTCGAAGATTTCATTACTTTCTAGATTTTCTTAATGTACCTGCTTCTTTCGCAAAATCTTCTAACGCTTGTTTCTTTGAAATTTTACTATTTTTTGCTTGTTTATTTCTTTTTGATGGAGAAGAACTTGTTCCAACAAGAGATCCAATTTTTACTCCTTTAGATTTTTGACTTTCATCTTCAGTTTCTACTTCTAATTTAGATATATTTGGCATAGCAACATCATGTTCTTCTGTATCGAAATCTCCATCAATATCTACATCTAAATCTTCTTCAATATATTTTTTATTAGCTATCGTCTTTTTTTGCATTAAAACCTTTTGTACTACTGGTTTTTCAGGTTTTTCTTCAATTTTATCAAACGGTTTAGCGCAACTTGAACAAAATAATGGTTTTTTAATAGTATATTCTGTGGGGGATCCGCATGAAGCACAATATCTTTTCATTAACAATATTATACCACTAATTTTGAATTTAATCTAAATAAATTAAACTTGCTTTACCTTTTTTATCTATTACAACATAACTAGCTTTTTCTTCACAAAAACTTCCAGTATTAATATATTCAAATTTATTATATTCGTGCTCAGGTTTATGGCTATGACCACAAATAATTGAATCTTTATTATTAAATTCGCAGTATTTAATAGCATTTTCTTTTATATTAGAAGTTTTTTCTCCTAATGACTCTGTTTTCTTTCTTAATAATTTAAAGAAATCATCTGCAAATGGAGTATAGTGTCTAATAATATAATATAATTTAATTATAAATTCTGTGATACTTTTATATTTACTAAAATATATATCAAATATATCACCATGAACTGCTATAAATTTCTTATCTTTTATATCAAATTCATACTCATCTCTACAATCGAACCCAAGAAGAATACTCATAAATTCTGCTTTAAGAAAGCAATGATTACCAATTAAATATATAATTTTACTTTTTTTGCTTAATTTTCTTAATTTAGATAATACTTTCCAATGAGTTTTATTAAGTCTATTTAAATTATGGTGATCAAAAAGATCTCCAACAATTAATATAGTTTTTGCTTTTTCTTTTTTTAAGACTTTAAGTAATTGATTAGCTTGACAATCTTTATCGCCAAGGTGAATATCTGAAATTGCTAATACTTCGTGCATCCTAATATATTAGGACAGTTTGTGTTCTTTTCTAGTCTTTTCTGGAATTGCATCAACAAAATCTTGACCCTTGCTTCTTGCTTTTTTGTATAATTTTTTAATAAAAGCATCATAACTCATATTTCCACCCATACGACCAAAATTATTAATAGCATCTCTTACATCTTGTGGGCTAACTATTGGAAAACTACGATTTTCTGGAAATAAGAAGTCGCTATCTTTAAGTGCGCTTCTTTTTTTACCTTTATAGGTTTTTTGATAAGCTTCTGTTTCTGTGATATCAAATTCAAGATAATGAATTTTTTTTCTCATAATTTTATACTAATGTTAAAAGATATTTTAATCTATTTAAACTACCAAGTATCTCATCTCGTGTATTTAATAGATCTGAATCTCGAGTTTTATCTAGCATATCATTTAATCCAATCAAAAATTCAATATATGAATCTGTTGCTGTATTAAAATTCAAATCAGAATAATTTGACATTTCAAGATTAAATTTAGAAGCGGCGATTACTCTGCCATATTTACCCATGTATGTTTCAATAAAAGTATCTATGCTTTCATCTAAGCTCTCGTAAATTTTTCCAAAACTTTTATGTTGTGAGAATGAAGTTGTTTGCCAATGAAATATTTGATATTGTTTTTGCATTTGAAGCATTGCTGTTTGAATTTTTTCTCCATCTAAGGACTCAGTGTTTTGATCATCTGGGATATCAGTAATATCTTGAGCCTTAACTTCTGGTGCTGTTGGCGCTTCAACCTTTACTTCTTGTTGTTTATTCAAGTTTTTGATATCTTCACTCATGTCTACTTCAATTTCGTTTGCTTTGCTTTTCTTCTTTGGGTTGTTATAAGTATTTAAGCAAATTGCGACTTGTTGCTTATTTTCCATTTTAGGATTATCTTTATTAACTTTGTGCATGCAACGATCCATGTAGTCGTTTTGTTTTTCGTTATCCTTGGGCTGGGGAATCGGCATGTATGTTATTACACATGTTTTTAATACTAGTGTAAGAATATATATGACTATTTCTACTAGTTTAATTTGTTTTGCTGTATTGGTTTATATATATTATTTAGTAGAGAGAGTTAAGTAAAAATTATTCAGTTGAGCTTACAATGAGCGCTCTGCTCGTTACCGAAGATTCTATTTAAAAACTACGTTAATCATTCCGCCATTATTATTTGGCGCAACTCTTATGTTGAATGCTCTGATATCTGATACTTGCTTGTCTTCTGGTAAATTCAAATCAACAGAACTTAAAAAAGTAATGAAGTTTTGAAGTTGTTCGTTGGTGATTCTGCTACGAGCCATTTCCAAGGAATTTGGCGTTGGTGCTTGATCTACTTTTTGTAGGTTAATTGGGTCCATAAATACTATTACACTTTACAAAAGATCAATCCACTTAAAACTTTGATTAACTTGTTCTGAAAATTCTTTTCCTAGAACTTTGTTCCAATCTTTTTCTAAAGGCTCTACTTTATTCCTTATTGTGTGATCTCCATATGGCCAACCAGCTTCATGCTCTGTTGTATATTGTTTTACATTATTAAAATCATGCTTTGGAGCTTTTAATTCTAAATAATCCCATATTGCATTCATAGCTTCTTTTGGATTTTCTGTAAGGTTTTCAAAATGAACAAAATGCAATTTATCTTTGTGTCTTTTAACAGCATCAGATAATCTTTCAACAGCAATTCCAAGTGGAGGGATGTTAAGCCAGCCTTGAGCTCTCTTCTCTACAGTAGTCCAATTTTGAGGATTTTGTTTTTCAACGCCAGTAAATGGGAATGGATGCTTTTGCCATTTCTTTTCAAAAGAAGAAAGAATGCCACGCATATCACGAACTGGCACTAGCACTTTGGCGTTAGGCCAAATTGCAAAAAGCATATCTAAATGCCCAATCCAAGAACGACATTTATCAGCTACTATAGGTCTATCTGTTAATCTATTAAAAGCATTTTCACATCCACCCTTCACGTAGTCATAGAATAAAGTCTCGCCATCTTGTGGATTTGGGATAGTCTTAAACTCTTCTGTGCTATGAAATTGTCGAGCAATATAGCCTATTTCATGAAGCCCACTAGTGGCTGTTGAATGAACTTTAGGGTTTTGTGCCAAAAGATTCATTAATAATGTTGATCCTGCTCTTGGAAGTCCAGATACAAAGTGAATGGTTTTACTCATATATCTATTATATATGATAAGGATGAAAAATCAATTATTTACAAGCTTTTTATTACTTCAACATCATCATTGCCTTGAAAACTTAATGGATATCCTTCCTCCCAAGAAGTATCTGAGGCTCTGGCATAGATAGTTAAGCCGCCAGGAGTTCCATAAAATGCATTACTTCCAGTAAAAGCTGATTGTGGAACACGGCAATAAACTGTGTACAGAGTAGAGCAATTTGCGAACGCATACGCCTCGATACTCGTCACGCTGGTGCCAATGGTGACGCTGGTTAGACCAGTACAATTTTTGAACGCATAATACCCAATACTGGTCACGCTGTTAGGAATGGTGATGCTGGTTAGATTGGAGCAATATTGGAACGCATAATACCCAATACTGGTCACGCTGTTGGGGATAGTGACGCTGGTTAGACCAGAGCAACTAGAGAATGCGTAGGCTCCAATACTAGTCACGTTGGAAGTTGGTGTAAATGTGAAGCTAGTTAGACCAGTGCAATTATTGAACCCATAATACGGAATACTGGTTACGCCATTTCCAATCGTAACACTGCTTAGATTAATGCAATTATTGAACGCATAACCCCCAAGACTAGTCACGCTGTTGGGGATAGTAATGCTGGTTAGACTTGTGCAATTATTGAACGCATAATTCCCAATACTCGTCACGCTGGAAGTTGGTGTAAATGTGACGCTGGTTAGACTTGCGCAATTATTGAACGCATAACTCCCAATACTGATCACGCTGTTAGGGATGGTGATACTGGTTAGCGCGGAGCAATATTGGAACGCATAACTCCCAATACTCGTTACGCTGTTGGGAATAGTGACGCTGGTTAGACTATTGGAATTAGCGAATGCTTCGTTATCAATAAACACCACGCCGTTAGGGATAGTGTAGGAGGAGCCTGCTTTAGCAGGTGGGTACTTGAGCAAGCCTGTAAAATAAAAATTAAACAAAACGCCACCCACAACGCTAAAGTCATAGCTGCCATTGCTAATAGCAAATGCACTAAGGTTGTTGCATGACCTAAAGGCACCACTACCAATTTCCTCCAACGCAGTTCCAATAGTAAAAGTTATCATATTAGTGCAACCATTGAACGCACCATTACCAATATTCGTCACGTTGTTGGGAATAGTGACGTTTGTTAGACCAGTGCAACTTGCATACGCATAACTTCCAATACTCGTTACGCTGTTGGGGAGGGTGAAGCTGGTTAGGCCACTACTCGCAAACGTATAAGAACCAATAGTTGTCAGGGTGGAAGTTGGTGTAAATATGACGCTGGTTAGGTTAGTGCATTGTTGAAACGCGCCGATACCAAGATCCTTCACACTGTTGGGGATAGTGACGCTGGTTAGACTAGTGCATTGTAAAAACGCGCCGTTACCAAAACTCGTTACGCTGTTGGGGATAGTAACGCTGGTTAGACTAGTGCAAGAGTTGAAAACTAAAAACCCAATACTCGTTATATTGCTGGGGATAGTAACGTTGGTTAGACCAGAGCAACTTTGGAACGCCTGCGGCCCAAAACTCGTCAATCCGCTTCCAATGGTGAGGCTGGTGGCACCAGTGCAACTTCGGAACGCCCCCTGCGCAATACTGGTTACGCTGTTAGGGATGGTGATACTGGTTAGCGCGGAGCAATATTGGAACGCATAACTGCCAATACTAGTCACTCCGCTTCCAATGGTGAGGCTGGTGGCGCCAGTGCAATTTTTGAACGCATAATACCCAATACTGGTCACGCTGTTAGGAATGGTGATGCTGGTTAGACTGGTGCAATTTTCGAACGCAACACCCCCAATACTCGTTACGCTGTTATTATTGGCAAAAATAACAGATGTTACAGTAGATTGATTTTGTTGCCAAGCTGATGGTATATTGCCAGTTATTGTTGAGCCAACTTGAACGCCCAAAGAGTTAAAAGCTCTTGAAGTAGTGATGGGTTCGGGAGTTTTTCGAATTTTGAAGGTTGTATTTTTTTTAATTATTAAGCTCATGTTATTTTATACAATATAAAAATCAAATTGAATTCCATCAAATCCTACTGAAACGCTTTCATCTTTATTATATGTAATTGTAATTATATCATCTATATTTACGTTTATATTTCCATTAGATTGTATAATTCCAGATTGGTATTCAAAAATAGTATTATTATTAACATTTGCCGCAGCGTAATCAAAAGACGCCTCAGATTGTAAATCAAAACTATAATATAGTACTCCTGCTTTTTTAATTTTAAATGTTACCGTCCAACCTCCATTATCTTGTCCTCCTCCAGATAAACCTCCAACAAAATGACTTGTACTTAATCCATCTCCAGAATATGTTAATGGGTTTCCAGATCCAGACTCATAGAAAATAACTGTATTAGGATTTTGCAAAACAAATATTGGAACAGTTATATATTCTGGGCAACTATTAGTAATATAATTACCTAATTGCCAATTATCTGATGGAAATTTATCAGTATTATTATAACTATTTGTGAAGTATTGATCATCTGAATCTATGACTTGATAAAATCCATTGCCACCGTATGCTTCTGGGGTTAATGGAGTAGTTATATAAATCAATTCATCTATTTTTCTATATCTATACCTAGGTGAACCGAAATAAATCCATGTTGTATTATAATTTGAAAAATCACAAGGAACTGGAGCACTTGCTAGATTTGTTCCAAGTAATGCTACTCCAAAAACCACAAATTTAGGTTGAGCAGGAATAATATCTCTTTTAACTATAAAAACCATAAATTATATTACACTACTGTTTTAAGTAGTTTTTTATATCTTTTATTAGTTTTTTTCTATTATTTCTTTCTAAAACTGTTACTAAAGTAGCTAATGATACTGGGAAGAATACTCTAAGAAAGAACTGAAGGTGATCTTCTTTACTTAATAAATCAAAGTAATTAATATAAAGGTC